AAGTCTTAGAAAGTCTTTAAACCTTGATCTGACTGATCTAGCGGAAATGCTACGTTCTAAGGGGCGCGGCAAAGATACGGTGCTTGCTCACATTACGCCTAAAGAAGCGGCGTTGTTGAAATCTCGTGGTGGTCGTGGTTCACGCAATCCTGATACAGGGTTGTTAGAATTTGAAAATGAATTTGATTACGGTTCATCGTTTGATTCTTCTGCTACGCCTGTTGATACTGCCCCTGCTGATGCTGGCGGTGGCGCAGTAACCGCAGATAATGGTGTAACGCAAACAGATACAAGCATTACTTCTCCGTTTTCTTATGCTCAACCAGGCGATGCAAACGCACCACAATACTTGCCAGGCAGTGGCGACGAAAGCGTTCAAAGTGCGAATATAGACACTTCACAAACAGGTGAAGGTGGATTTGCTCCTGGCGCACAAGCACCTGCACCCAAAAGTCTTGGTGATTACGCCTCTGGCCTGTACGACAAATTGTTTGGCACAGGCGGAGATACAACCGGCGGCGGTGGATTAAGTAGTCTTATGAAATTGCTTGGCCCAGCCGCTGTGGCTGCGTTAGGTGCTAAGACTGGTTCTGCTGCGGCGCAACAAGGACAGGCTGCGGCTAATCAAGTTGGTGCACTTTCTCCCGCAGTTCAAGCGCGCGCCAATGCTGCGACACAGACAATGACAGGCCAACTTGCTCCTGCTGCAATACAGTTTGGTCAACAGTATGGCGGTCAAGTTGCAGATGTGCAGAATCAATTGCAAGGCGTGGCAGGTAACATTGCAGCGTATGGTGCGCCACTGATTAACATTGGTCAGAATCAAATGACACAAGCGTTAAGCGGTGGGTTAACTCCTGCCGGACAACGTGCGTATGAGGCGCAAAAAGCACAAGCGGAACAGAACGTTGCTTCACGCGGCGGTGTAGGTGCTATGCAAGCAGGTCGTGCAGAGATGGATGCGTTGGCAAACTTGGCGCAACAACAGTTCCAACAAGGTCAGGCAACTTATCAGGCCGGCGCTCAGTATGGCGTACAAGGACAAAGTTTGTTGGCTCAAGCAGCTCAGTTGGGGTTGAATTCAGCACAAGTGCAATTAGCGCAGAACAATCTAGCTAATACGATTCAACAAAATGCAATCAATCTATCGTTGTCGCAAGCCGGTATTTCAGATCAATACTTGATACAGTCGATTCAGATGGGCTTGGCGTCGGATCAACAGACGGCTGCAAACTTGCAAGGTCTGTATTCTAAGATGGCTCAGATTGCGTTCTCGCAGCCAACCACCACTACAACGACCACTCGCGCCACAACATAAGGAAAAGACATGGCTGATCCACAAACTACAGCATCTTCAACGTCTACTGATGATAACGAGTTGTCTGGCTTGTTAAACCAAAGTTTTAACAATCCTTTGATGAAAGATTATGTTGGCGTTAAAGCTAAAGCAGCAATGCTTCAACAAGGTGCGGACGTTAAAAAAGCAGAAATACTTGAGCAAACTCAAAAACCTTTTATTGAACAAGAACTTGCTAAACGTAAAGAATTAGAACCGCAACAAGCCGATATTCGCGCTCAGATGAGCAAGCCGTTTCAAATACCGCAACCTATGATGGCTGACTTTGCGTCGTTAGGCGGTATGCTTGCGGTGACAGCGTCTATGCTTGGTGGCGCAGGTAAGCAGCCAGCTATGCAAGCTATGGCAGCCATGACAGGAATATTAGATGGGTATCAGAAAGGTCGTAAAGATTTAATTAATAATTCTTTTAAAGAGTTTGATGCCAACATGAAGCGGTTGCAATCGTTGCAAAAAGCAATTGACGATGAGCTTGCAAATTATGTTGCTCAGATGAAAGCCGGCAAAGAAGGTGCTGCGTTGTCTGCACAAACATTAATTGCAAGAACAAGCGGTGGATCATACGCTGCTGCAATTATGAATCAAAGCGCAGACAAAACACTTGAGATTGGTATGCAAGCACAACGCTTGGCTGCGCAAAGACAAGACGCTTTATTGCGTATTGATGCAGAGCGTGACAGAGAAGATAGAAAGAATGTTGTTGTCAATCCGCAAACTGGGGATCGCGGCTACGTTAGTTCTAAAGATGGAAAATTCCATAAGCTGGAATTGCCAACAGGATTTGTTTCTGATTTGGGCGGCGCTGAACGACCATTTATGGTTGATAAAGATAATAACCCTGTGTATCCAGATGCGACAGGTCGGTATCCTACAGACAAGCCTTTATACAAGCCTGGTTCTTTAAAAACGAGCAAGTTAGACTCATTCTCTGGCGACGCAAGCATGGCCGTTAAAGAATACACCGGCGCAACATTGCCAGTTAAAGATGCAAAAGATGTTACGCAAATTGCTCGCGCTATGGGTGAAGCAGAGTTGTTGCAAAAAGATGTTCAAAACAACCCAGAATTAATTGGTCGTACTGGTCAAGTTGGTCGTGCTATTAATCGTTACGTTGATTCTTTCAGATCAGGAAAAGAAATTGGAGATGATCCAAATCTATCTCAAGAACAATTAATTTTTGCAAAACGATATGCTGCATACCTTGTTCAATATGAACGTGGAATTGCTGGTGGCGCAAAAGGATTTACCGTTGCGTTGCAACAACGATTCAATAATCTTTTAAATCAAGATCAATTTAATCCAGAAGGGTTTAAAAATCTTATGGATCAACACATTACTGAATTGGCTGGTCAGGGTGTTGCGTTTAGTCCTAAAAACATTAACAGGCAAAAACTTTTAGATTTTGGCCGTGACATTGCATATAGTGCAAATTATGGCGCACCATCAGTTACTGTAACTCAAGGCGGTGTTGCGCCACCAGCAACAACAGCATCTAGCGGCGCAAGCGCAACACCAAAGCCTATGCCGTCAGAGGATAAATTAAGAGCGTACGTTGCGGCACATCCTGAGTTTAATGGCGACATTAACAAAGCAAAAGAATTTTTGCGGTCACAAGGATATCAATAATGGACCCAACTGACATTAGTGATCTTCCCTCTCCTGCAAGCGTTGGTAATGTAGATATCTCAGATTTGCCCTCACCAAAGTCTGTTGCCACTCAGGCTGCGCCTAAAGAAATAAAAGGAAAATCTTTCCCATCATTTGGTGAAACACTTGAAGGCATCGCAGATCGAGCATCTGCCGCTGGGCGTGGTGTTGTCAAAATGGGTGTTGGTGGCCCTGGAGAAATTGAAAAATTTGTTTCTTATACCGTTCCTCAAGCATTAGGTTTGCAACCTAAAGGAACAAAGCACGACATGGGTTTTGGTCGTGAAACAATCTTTCCGACCATGAGTGAAGTTGAGCAAGTGTTGCAGTATGGCGAGAAGGCCGCAGGAAGGCGTCCTGGCGTTGATCCTCGATATAAAGGATATGAAACGGCAGGAGAGTTTTTATTGCCTGGAGCGCAATTAGCTCCAACAGTAACAAAGTTGGCAACAAAAGGCGCATCAAAAATTGGCGAGCTGCTTGGCGTCAAACAACCAGAACTCGGACTAAAACCATCTACACTTAGAGAAATGGGGACTGAGATTGGCACTACGCTAGAATCTAAAGTTAACGCTGAATATGCTGCGCGTCAAGCCGAAGCCGCAGAAAAATACGGCGATGCAATTCAAGCTGCAAGAAAAACTCAAGTTGAAGGAACACCGTTTGCACAGTCGGATCAAGGCCGCGCATTAATTGATTCTCTTGAAAGATCAAAGTTGTACACCCAAGATGGAAAAGCATTTCAAATGGGTGAAGAACAAGTTGCTGGTATTAATCGGTTAATTAATGCAATTAAAGGAACAACAACTGGCGGTGAAGTGGTGCCTGTCGGTAAGGGTGTTGTGTCCTCAACTGTTACCAAGAAATTACCGTCGGTTACGACAGAAAAAGACATTAATGCTTTGATTGAAGAGTTAAGGTTTTTAAGAGAACCTAACGCTAAGGGCAAACCATCAGAAGCGTATGCAGCATTAAGTGACAAATACAAAGGCCAACTTGCAGAAGCCTTGGAAAACGCTTTGTATAGTTGGAATGATAAATATCGTTTAGCAGATGAGGCTTACAAAGCAGCGTCACAAAAATTAAATGTGTTTAAAACTGAATTAATGTCTAGCGCGTTACGCGGAGAAAAATTTGATTTTAAACAAATGGCTGCAGATCCTGAAACGCTTGCTCCACAGTTCTTTAAATCGCAAGATACGGTAAGGCAATTAAAGGCGGCCACTGGCGATCCTGCTGCGGTGGATGAGTTGGCCAAACAATATGCCGCAACTATCTTAGAAAACAAAACACCAAAACAAATTAGTGATTTTGTTAATGATGTGAAAAATGAAGGTTGGTTAACGGAAACCGGATTAAAAGATAAGTTAGCTCAATATGCTAATCAAGCGACTGGCGCAGAAAGCAGACAAAAAATACTCAAGTGGTTAGGTGCTCTTACTGGTGCCGGTGCGGTTGGCGGTGCATTAACTAAAACTGATTTTAATAGACTTTTTAATGTGTTCCCATGAGCAAGAAACAAAAAGGCGTTAACCCAGAACTCGAGTTGGCCATTGCCAAACTCTTGCGTGACGTAATGAATGATCCAAGCGCGTCGCTCACTGACAAGTGCCGCGTCCTAGATCGTTCGATCAACGTAGAGAAGCTCAAGCAAAAGATTTCTGACGACGAGTGGGGATCAGGCTTCGTTGTATCTGATGAAGATGAGGGTTAGAATACGATTTTGTTAACTAGGGGATAACTGATGGATGCAATAGCGGTAGTAAGACTAGCGTTAACGGTGATTAACCAACGATTATTGATTATTTTAGTATTAGGTCTATCGTTTGGACTTGCTTGTTGGGTGATGTATTCACCGAGCTGGGAACGATTGGTAGCTATGGCGTTTTTCTGTATTTACAGTTATCTTTGTATTAACACTAAGGAAAGGATTAATAATGAGCAAGCACAAGCGTCCGAGTGAAATGAGCCAACAGGTTGCTAAGTCGGTGCGGCCTCAATTGCCGCGTGATGGGTCAATGGATGGCTCCAATACTCACAAGAGTGGTGAGTTGCAGCCTGGTGGTTTTACGGCGGTTTGGAACTTTGGGGGCCAAACCAACACTAAGCAATCACCTACGACTAAGCCAGGTAATGCAGGTGGCAAAAGGATTATCTAATGGCTAACAATATCGCATTTCAGGCGATGGGTAAGACGTATAAAGCAAACGTCACGACCTCAAGCCAGACCATTACGATTACGGCTGACAGTCCTGTTAATCAGATTTGTGTGGCTAACCATCAGCCAACTGGCGCAACAGGCTACCCTGTTTATTTTACGGTCAGTTCGTTGGCAAACGTCACGGCTACAGTACCTGCGGCAGGTACACCGTCGTATTGCTTGGTGAGCGTGCCTGGCACAATCAAAGTGTTTACTGTGCCGCAACAAGTTAGCCCAAGCACCAATCTATACATTGCGTTTATTGGTGAAGCTACATCTGAGTGCTACTTTACTCCCGGCGAAGGGTTGTAGACCCTCGGGTGAGCAAAATAATCTAATTAAGGAATTACTATGACCATTAAAGAGAAATTGCAGTCTGAGTTAGATACCGCCCGTGCAGAAGTTGCGCGTCTTGAGCAAAGTCTTGCTAATTTGCCCGCAGAGATTGAAACCCTTGCCGAAGAGGCTTGGGAACGGGTTACGGCGTTTTTTAAAGCGTTGTAATGGTTGATCGGTGGAAGAACAGACGCAGGATGGCGTGGTTATCCATGCTTGCCGGTCTGTTTTTTCCATTGCTTGTGCTCAGTTCCAACTCTGCAACGTTAGGCGCCATTGCAACACCGTTTTATCTGTTTGTAACGGGTGTAGTCGGTGCGTATATTGGTTTTGCAACAGTCGATGACAAGAACTTTAAGGATCAATAATGTTTCCATTGCCTAGTGTTTTATGGATGAAGATTGTTGCGGCTCTTGCGCTATGTGCCGCCATGTACTTCATGGGTTGGAATCACGAACACAAAAAATTTGTAGAGTTCAGGGCGCAAGTTCAGGCCGCTGGTAAAGCGCAAGAGGCTAAGAACGCAGAGATTGTGAAACAACACGAACAGATCACTCAGGGGATTAAAGATGAGTATGAAGCGAAACTTGCTGCTGTTAATAACTACTATTCTGCCAGCGTGCAGCCAAATACCCGTAGCGGTAGTGTGTCCACCGCCGGCGCAAGCACCGACAGAACTCTTGCAACCCCCGAGTACCGACTACTTGCTAGACAATGCGCTGCGACAACACTAGAGCTTGAAGAATTACAGAAGTGGGTGAAAGCTAATGTTAAGTAATTGGCAAAACTCATTTGAGTTGGTCTTAGACTCCGAAGGTGGGTTCTCAACTGATCCTGATGACCGTGGCAACCATATGCCTGATGGCCGCCTAGGCTGTACAAACCTTGGCGTGCCCATGATGACTTGGGAATTGTATGTTGAGCGCCAAGCAACGATTGATGAAATGAAGACGCTTACCCCTACGGATGTCGAGCCTCTGTACAAGCGATTGTTCTGGGACAGGGTTTGGGGTGATAAACAATTTACAGGTGTTGACTACCTTTTGTTCGATTGTGCGGTGAACACTGGGGTGGCTCAGTCCGTGTTGTTCTTGCAACGTGCGGTGGGTGCCCAGCCGGATGGTCAGCTAGGCCCACTGACTTATGCAGCAACGATTACGCACGATCCTAAAGATTTGATTGAACAATTTAGTCAGCAGAAGATAAACTTCTACAAAGGGTTGAACAACCCTAAGTATGAAAAAGGGTGGCTTGCACGAGTTGCTCATGTCAAAGACGCAGCACTCATTATGGTGAGATAAATGGCTAAAAATCCTAATCTTTCTGTTGGCAGGGGTGAGAAGTTACCCGCATCAAGGGGGGCGGGATTAACGGCCAAGGGTCGAGCCAAGACCAATCGTGCAACAGGCAGCAAGCTCAAGGCACCAACAAAAGACCCAAAGAATCCACGCCACAAGTCTTTTTGTGCAAGGTCTAAGTCATGGAAAGGTGAGCGTGGCAAAGCAGCTCGCCGCAGATGGGGGTGTAGAAGATGAAAGACGGTTTGTATGCCAATATCCACCGCAAACGTGCACGGATCAAGAAAGGGTCTGGCGAACGAATGAGAAAGCCTGGTAGTAAAGGTGCGCCTACTGCTAAAGCCTTTAAGAAGAGCAAGCGCACCGCCAAGCGTTAGAGTTTACGCAATCCTAGTTGGTAACCCAATAGGACTAACTTGTTCTGCTCTGAGAAGATTGTTGTGAAATAATCAATGCCAAGTTTAGGGCGGTGTAGCAGCCCTGGCATATCAGCCCACAGATAGTCATCAAATAAGATGACGCCACCGTGTTTAAGCATCCCCCACGCCATGCAAGCGTCTGTCATTACGTCATAGGCGGTGTGGCTGCCATCAACGTAAATGAAATCAAACTTAGACTCTTCTGCAATGAGATGAGCAAGCATTTCGTAGCTTGTACCTTTGTAGGGGATAACGTGTTGACCTGGTAGCTTGACCTCATCAACGTTTGCTTGCCAACGCTCATACATATTGTCTAAAACAATGTTTGTATGCTCCTCAGAGCCTTTAAACGTGTCTACAACAATAATTTGACCGTTAGGCGATAGCATATTCTCGAGCATCCAACACGTTGCCCTACCCTCAAAGCAGCCTATCTCTAAGATGCTATTGCACTCTGGCAATCTATTTTTTATAGCTTTAAAGTTCACCACGTTGTGTGAGAACCAGTCTTGTGTGAAGTTTGTCATGGTGCGGGGATCAACCTTCCTTCAAAGGCGTAAGTGCCAACGTGGGTGAGAACAGCCCAAGGTGCTGCCCAGATTTGACCACCAATCTTGCGATAGATCGCGCAGAAATGATAATCCTCAGACAGTAGGCGGCCTGTTTCCTCTTCAATCGAGGTGGCGAAGTATTCGTGTATCTTGTCACGCGCTTGCATGGTGTTGCCTAGATCGTGCACGTCATTGAAATAATGCGGTACATGAGGCTCTAGCGCTTCGAACACTTCACGTTTAATGAGCAAGTAACCCGTACCTGCGTTCATAATTTCAACAGGCTGATCGACTGGTACGGTGACTTCGGCTGCATAACCTACCAGGTTCACCACAAACGATCCGGTGTGGTGTTTCAGCATATCGTTGGCAATACCGTTATCCATTGCACGTTTGACCGTGTTCCAGTTGATCTCTTTCTTGGGATAGATACCACCGATCACGTTCTTATCGGCCTGAACCATCTTAACAATGTCAGCAGGATTAAAACCAATATCAGAATCAATAAACATAAGGTGCGTGCAGTCTGACTTCAGGAAAGCGTTAGCCAGAGCGTTACGCGCGCGAGTTATGAGAGATTCATTAAACATAAACGTAAACATCGACTCGATGCCAGCCTCCTTGAGTGTTGCAGGAAGGTTTAGCAGCGACTGCGTGTAGAAACCCGCGCACTGGCCACCGTACATAGGGGTGGCGATGAGTATTTTAGGACTAGACATTTGTATAACCTTATTGGTTGATTAAACTTCTTCTATGCGTGGTGTTTCATTGGTGACGATCACTATGCAACCGCCACCGCCCTTCTTTACAAGACCCCTGTGGCAAGTCACAGTTGATACCTGTGCATCATTGTCAAACAGTCCTGCGTCTTGCAACGCATCAAGAATAGGCTTGATAGAGTTGTCAATATCCATCAAGCGTGCATCCCGTGGTCTGATGACAATATCAACTTCCACTCCCGCCCCACCAAAAGATTCTAATTGGTGCAGTGCAACATACTCTTGTACCGCTAATTTAAAGTCACGCCCTCGCTTGGATACAAACCTGCGATGGCCACTAGCAATCCAGTAGTTGTTGATTGATGGTGGGTACGGCAAATGTAAAACGTGTCGCATCAAAATGGTACCGAATCATCATCATCAAATGATTTGACCTCGCGCGGATAGGTGCCGGCGTGCTCCTCTTTCTTCTTGGCCTCTAGCTTCTCGCGCCACTGTGGGTCGGGCACAAAGGTGTCTTCAGCGATAGCGATGAGTTGACCCACGGCTGATTGCTTAGTCCACCCTGTGAACTTGACAGTGTCACCCACCTTGTAGTCTTTGGTGACTAAGAGCTGACCCTTCCAATCTGGATGCCGCTCTGTAGTCTTCTTAGAATTTTGGAAGATAACACCCTTGCCAGGGGTTGGAATGTGGCTAGTCATACGGTTTCTCCTGCTGTTGCGATCATGCGGTTAAGTACGGTTTTCTGGATTTCAGTCATCTTGTCAATAAAGTCTTGATTGGCACGGGCTAAAGCCTTACATTTCTCAAACCTCTCCCCCGCATCAAGTTTTTTCGATTTCCCGATTCTGTCGCACAAATTACCGAATTCACGAATAAAGTCTTCATTATCGTAAACGTATTGGTGCGGTTTATCGGTGCCTGGCACATAGAGCGGTAATTCAGGCGCGGCAACATCACCATAATCGGCTTCAGGAGCGTCTAAAACGTCGCCTAAGACGACTTCGCCATCATTGGTGATAGTTGGTATAGGTTCAGGCTTAATGCGTCCCATATCCTTTGTTTTCACGGGTTCAAAGTCTTGGACTTCTTCAGGACTGTAGAATCCGGTAACAGAGCCTGGGTAAACTGATCGAATGCCTTCGCTAATGCAGCGTGATCGGAGCATAGCTCGTGGAAATTTTTGCCACCCACTGCCTGGTTTAACAAGTCCAATACTTCGGGCCTGGTCAATAGTCCAAGTGACCAAAAGAGATCCACCATTCGGATGGCTAAAAGTCCCTGTGACACGTTCATCTGTATATACCTCCCAGTTAACTTTACCGCCAGCGGCCTGAAATCTAGCCATCATTGCATCGGCTTTAAGTGCAGGACGGCCTTGAATAACGTGATAATCACGGGCTGCGGTAGCAAAGGCGTGTCCTTCAGCCTGTGCGACCATGCCAAGTGCTAACACCTGATTGATGTCGGTTAAACCGAATAATCGAGAATCAGCGATAGCTTTAGCCATCTGTTGCATATCTGCAAACGGTACGATGTTGCTCATATTTACTCCCCTGATTCTTGTAAAGCAATACTCAACAAAACACGACAATCTTTTTTAAACAAAATACATAAATCTTTCGTGTCTTTATGTACATCGTTCGCACTTTTAACTTCGTCTAACGCAATCATCATGTCCTTAATTTTTGCAATCAAAGGCACTATTCGCTGACGTTCAAACGCTTGACCGTCTTCGCAACCTCGTTCATAAGACTCTTGCACCTTATTGTTTAATTCATTTAATGCTGTGTATTGTTCAACATCATTCATTTTTATCCCCTTATTTAATTAAGAAACGGCGTGAGCCTGGTGATTCAATGACAAACTGCTTGTAAATATCTGGCATAGCGGCCTTGAACAACTCTGCTGAAAACCGTGCACTAGACTTAGATGACTTCCAACTCACTAACGTCGAGCCATCAATACTTCTGATTTCTTCGTTATCAGTCATATAGTTTCTGATCTGTACTTCCCAACCTTCGTAAACGGTCTCTAACTCCTTTATTTTGGATTTGAGTACCTTTAGTTGTTCGATAGCGTGTTCAACGTCCTGAGTGGCTGTAATCACGCCAGCGGTGCTTACTGGATAGACAAGCTTCGTCTGATCGACTGTTTCAGGTGTCGGCAGCGTACCTAACTTAACGTGCGACCAGTTAACGGCCATCTTTTGGATGAGTTCTGTCTTTTCTTGTTCCGAAATTTCAAAGACATAATGCTTGAACTCTTGGCCGCCGAATAAGACTGCAAAACAAACTTTGTTGACGTTATGTACCGCTGCTTCGTGAACCAACTGTGCATAGTCCGCTGGCGGGATGCGACCCTGTTCAAAGTCGTACTTATTGCGTGTGGCAGCGTTGTAGTTTTTGGCTTCGACAAGGGTTGATCCGTCAGCAGAAATTCCATCGAAATGGCTCCGAAACCATGGCTCAGTACGATGGGTAAGTTGATAATCTGCATCTTTCACTTCCATTTTGAGTGCGTTTTGAGCAAGCCTAAGAATCGTTGGCTGCATCACATGGCCCATCTGCACAGCTTCGATCTCAGACAAGTCTGGCGCTTCTTGCTTCCCTTGTTTAATCAGGATTTGGTCAACAGCTTTGCCGTTAGCAGCTTGGCGTGTATCTGATGCCCACCAGGCGCTGTTGCGTACTTCAGGTGCGAAATCGTCTTGATTGTTCATGTTGAACCTTTAAAAAAAGTAACTAACTTTGCGGAAAATAACTTTGCGTGTATGCGACTTCATAAAAACGCCGAGTTCAGGAAAATACCAGAACTGTTTACGGTAATAGCGCATCTTCATTGGTCACCCTTATAAATGCACTCAATACAAGAACAGAACCCTGTACCGCAATGCTGTGGGCGTTTACTTTCTAGATGATATTGCGCCACAATTTTGCCGTCAGGCAATATGAGTGATTTAGTCTTGATGTCATGGCCTTGTTCGCGCAGCTCTTTAATCCTAGCGGCTAGTCTGAAACATCCGCACCCATGTAACGCCTCGAGGGGCGTTAAGGGGCGTTGCTCCAGAGCCTGTAAAATCCATTGGCTCTGGGACATGGTTAGACCTCTTCTTTCAGTTCAAAGTATTTAGCTTGAGTACCGCAACCAGTATGGTCATAAGTACGCTCTGCTGCTGCGCTGCTATCTTTGAATTGTTCTGTGCCGTAGACCAGGCTAATGCCCATTGGTCGGTTGCACTTTGACAGACTATATTTGTCGTTTTTGAAGTGTTTGCAGTTGATGCAAAATTTGACTTCCTGCTGAACCTGATCCATCTTATACCCCTTATGTAAGAACCTAATTAAGTTGAACTACACACACACTATACATCAAATAATCATATAACAACAACTATTTATTGATTTGTTGTATTTTTGTCTTTGAGCTTGGCCTCAATGGCACGACCAAAATCAATGGCGCATTTCATATTAAAAGTTCCATCGTCCACACATTCACAGGTCATGCCTGTAAGCTCAAATTCATGCAACCCGACCCATTCTTTGTTTGGCTCTTGCTCAGGCTTGGCTAACTCTTGCTCAAGTGCTGCAATAACTTTCTGTGCGCTGATGCGGGTTTCAATACACGCTGTTTCAGGATATACCGCAATTAAATCTTTTAATGCCCACGCTGCATCTTGTAATAGTTCACGGCTCATTTCAATCTCCTGAACATTGGCAAATCAATACGGGCAAGCGTCTTAAGTTCTTTAGCGCAGGTAATCCATCCCCCTACCCATTCACGCCACCACAACCCATCTTTAAAATAAATGTGCGGTTTATTTGGTGTTGGTTTCATTGTTGTTCCTTAAAAAGTCAATAACCGCATAAAACGTAAGACCAAAAAGCCCAACCATTGAAGCAGAAAACAAAATCAAAATGGCTATGTTCATTTTTTATTCCTCGCTAAGATGTTCCAACATTCAGACAACGCATCAGAGGCATCTTCAATGTAATCAAAGTCTGCCTCAAGGTTTAAACTCATTGCGCAATGCTCGTCATTTGTTTGAGTGCAAGTAACGTACAGCGTTTGCCATGCGTGACCGTACATTTCAGATGCTGATGTTGAATCTATTTTGACGGGGCTGTTGCAAACGGGGCAGGGTAGTAAGGTCATTTAGATTCCCCTATTACTCGCAACGCTTCTTGAAATTTATTTTCTGCATCAACTTGGTTTTCTGCTGTGGGCATAAGCCTGTATTCCCGAATTGCCACCAATGCGCTACACATCGTAGACCATTTGGTTGGCTCGGGTTCAGGCTTAATACGATACTGCGATGGCTCAAAATTCCATTCAATTGAATTTTTATTAGTAAACTCCACCCATTGATTTAATGTATATGACCAAGACTCAATTGTTTCACCCGCCGCCCACGCAACAATCATGTCGTAATGTTTGTGTTTCATATCTATCCCCTAGTTAAAATTAATCACCACAAAAACACGCAATACCTTCTTCGTCTTGGTCAAACATAGACAATTGTTGTGATGCAAACTGCACCATACTTGCATAACTCGGCCGGTCTTTGCGAAATGTCGCACCATCGGGACGGGACGCTAACGCTAACGCTTCCATCTGTGCCCACCAAACCGCCCTCTCTGGCTTCTCAGCAATCAATGTAGCAACTTGATTCATCGGTTTAAGAAAACATAAGTCACAATTACCCGCTAAAGTCCTGCCTTTATACGTTGGTAACTCCAAGTTAAATGCTTGTTTATCCCAAAATTCACTAATGTGTTGCACAGTAACACCGGCTGTGTAAAGCGGAATCCTACGTTTATCTGCAATCTTAGTTGCCCGTCTCGCTTCATCGTAACGAAGCCCTATCCAAGAGGCGTTTTCTAGCTCTGATTTAGAACAATCGTCAAAGAGTCCTGATTGTTTTAAAAAACACGCCATCGTGCGAATCTTTAGCTCTGAAGTACAGAACCTGGTGACAGGATTCGGTAAATAGTTTCTTTTACGAATAATGGCCTCAAACGGCTCACCATTTCGTGCCGCTGTCTCGTAAGTCACCTCTTTATATCGACTAATTGGGTCTTCATGGTCTTGATACTCTATCCAATGTATCTTTACACCCCAATTAACAGAACAATCATGTACAAATTTAAGCGTGTTTTCTTCCTCTTTTCCTGTGTTAGCAAAACATACGATACCGTCATCAGGCATCTTCCCATCATGCGCCTGTAAGACCTGATAAAGCATATACGCCGAGGTTCTACCGCCAGAGAACGATATACACGTTGGTTCAGTTATCACATATGGATTCATCTAATGCCCCTATAACCACTTGTCTCTTCCCGAAAACCCCCCCTACCCCATGACAGAGTAAGTGAGTATCGGCTCTTCCCCCATTACGGGATACGCATGGTAACCATCGGCTACACCCCTGGGCTTGCGTATTCAACCAGCCCCACGGATTCTTACGGATTTGCACCGGCTCATATGACATCTA